CATTCGTTCATATTTTTAATGTAAATAATCTTCCTGATTATATATTACCAAATATACAGACCCCATATACGACCATTAATGGAGCTAAAATATTTATTAAAGATCCAAAGAAAGATGTTCAACAAGGTGGGGAAGGTGATGAAGTTGGTGCAACTAGCGCAACTGATGTTCAAGGACCACAAGGAGAAACTGGAGAAACTGGTGTTCAAGGACCACAAAGTGCAACTAGTACTAATGTAAATATACCATCAGGAACACCTTTATTAAAACGAGGATCTAGAGGAGAGTCTGTAAAACAATTACAAACATTATTAGGATTGACTGGAGATAGTGTTGATGGCAAATTTGGATCTGAAACAACTGCGTGGCTTACAGTTTGGCAAGCAGAACATGGATTCACCGGTAATGATATTGATGGAATTTATGGACCAAAGACTGCAGCCGCAATGAAAAAAGATTCATCCCCTGTTAAAGATACAGCTAAAGCAATTAAATTAACTACGAATGTAAAAGATGCGTTTGTTTCTAAGACTACAACAAGTAAACCAGCTGGGACTACATTGAGCTCTGGTTTATTTAAACAGTTAGAAACAAAATTTCCTAAAGTATTTAAAGGCAGTTATACTTTTAAATTGGTTGGTGGGAAAGCTGGTGATACAGTTAAAAGATTAAGTATCGGATCTCCAACTCAAGCAGAAACATATGAAGCGGCTATGAAAAAAAATATTACAGGGGCCGGTATACAGACAAATGAACCTTTATTACTAGATATTTTTGAAAAAATTTCTAAACAACAGTTAACTACATTATTTAACAGTTATCAAAAAATTAATGGTACTAAGTTAGCTCATGATTTAAAGAACAACGCTTTTGATGAAAGTGAAATGTCAAAGTTAAAAGATATTTTTCTGAAAAAAGGATTAAAGTTATCTAACTATCAATAGGTAGTTTTTAGTATTATAATCAAAAACAAAACAAGTTATGGCAAAAAATCATTGGAACTCGAAATCAAAAACGAGGCAGGAAGCATATAAATATGGTTATAAATCTGGATTAGAACATAAAGTTGCAGACGCTCTTAAAGAGATTAATTATCCAGTTAATTACGAAACCGAAACACTTCATTATACGGTGCCTTCGACAAAACACAAATATACTCCTGATTTCGTATTCACACGTAAAGATGGCGGCACTATGTACGTTGAAACAAAAGGACGTTGGACTACTGCAGATCGTAAAAAAATGAAATATGTTTTACAATGCAATCCTGACATTGATATTCGCATAGTATTTCAAAATCCGAATCAAAAAATATCAAAAGGTAGTAAAACATCATATGAAGCGTATGCTCTGAAGATGGGTATAAAACACGTTGCAAAGAAAATGATTCCTGCAGAATGGTTAGCAGAATGTTGCCAATTGGATGAAATACCAACCGAAAAGAAAACTTTTTTTAAATTTTGATTGGAAGTGTGAAAAAAATTCATTATTTTCTAATGTAAGTAATGGCATTTAATTAATTGAATGAATGAAATGTTTAATGTAATGAATTCGTTAGACCAGGAATGAAATGAATGGGATGACATAAATTAATAATTATTATATTAATAAACCAGATCTTTTGAATCGTTCCGTGTTTTCATTATATTATATTAATGAAGAATCTAAAATTATTACAATTACTTGAAACAGTACTAGGTAAAGGTAAGCCAACATCACGAGGCAATATTTCATTCTTCTCTCCTTTTATCTCACATCATAAACCAAAATTAGAAGTAAGATCAACACCAGATGAAAATGGTGATTATACATGGCATTGTTGGGTTTCTGATAAACGTGGTAAATCAATTTATACTTTATTCAAAGCACTAAATCAACCAAAAGAAAAGTTCGAGCAACTTGCAAGAATAATTCAAACAACAAGATATCGGATTGAAAAGCAAGAAGAACGAGATACTGTATTACAATTACCAGAAGAATATCATCCTTTGTGGGTGTATAAAAAATCATATGAATACAATGCAGCAATGCATTATCTGAAAGGAAGAGGTGTTACGGTTTTTGATATTATTAAATATAGGATAGGGTATGCAGAAGAAGGACAATATGCAAAACGAATCATTATCCCAAGTTATGATGCTTCTGGTAGCCTTAATTATTTTGTATCTCGTATTTACCGTGATAGAGAAGGTATGAAACATAAAAATCCTACAGTATCAAAAGATATTATCGGATTTGAAATGATGATTAATTGGAGAGAACCAATTGTACTTTGTGAAGGTTCTTTTGATGCAATTGCAATTAAAAGAAATGCAATACCGTTATTTGGGAAACAAATTCAACCAGAATTACAAAAGAAAATTATCGAAGAACATGTACAAGACATTTATATTTGTTTAGATGCTGATGCATTAAAAAATGCGTTAGATATTGCCGAACGATTTATGAATGAAGGATTAAATGTTTACTTTGTAGAACTACAAGATAAAGATGCTTCCGAGTTAGGCTTTGAAGCAATTACAAAACGTATTTCAGAAACTATGCAGATGTCATTTGAAGATTTAATGATGATGCGAATGGGAATGTTATGGAAATAAAGAAGATTGATATTGGGGTAGACATTATCGATAAAATATTTCATGTGTCGGATGTTCATATCAGAACATTGAAGCGACACCGTGAATATCGACAAGTATTTGAGAATATGTTTCTAACAATCGCACAAGAAGCTACTGATAGATCAATATGTGTAGTTACAGGTGATATTGTTCATTCAAAACTTGATATGTCGCCAGAGTTAATTAATATGTTAACTGAATTCTTTAATGGATTCACATTACCTACAATTGTTATATTAGGTAATCACGACATGAATTTAAATAATACACATCGTGTTGATGCATTATCTCCAATACTTAATGTTATTCAAAATAAAAATATTCATTTTATAAAAGAAAATGGTTTATTTGAAGCCGGAAGTGTTTTGTTCAATCATATGGCTGTTGATGTTCCGCCTGCAAAGTATGTGAACGGATCTGATATTGATACCGAACATTTTAAAATTGCATTACATCACGGAGCAGTTCATTCTGCTCGTACTGATGTTGGTTATGAAATTTCAAATGAACATGTTACGGTAGATTTATTTGATGGCCATGATTTATGTTTATTGGGAGATATCCATAAACCAAATCAAATACTTCAAGAATATCATGTTGAAAATGGTGTAAAAAAGCCATTAACGGTATATCCTGGATCATTGATACAACAAAATCATGGGGAAGCATTAGGCCATGGAATACTTGTTTGGGATCTTCCTGACAGAAGTTCTCAATTTATAGATATACCAAATGATTATGGTTACATAACATTTGAGTTAGATGGAACATCGATTGTTAAAGCACCATCATATGTGCCGGTCCGGCCTAGGATTAGGGTAAAGTTTAAAGACACGTCAGCAGCTGACATGAAAAAATTTCTTGCAGCGTTACGTAAAAAATATACTGTTGAAGACATTTCCATTCAACGCATAACAGATACATCTACAAACACAGCTGCAGCAAATATTACAATAGGCAATGTTCGTGATGTTGAATATCAAAATACACTTATTACAGAGCATATTGAACTTAATTATCCGCAAGCAACTGATTCAGAAATTGATGCTATTCGTCATATTAATAGATCAACAAATTCAAAATTACCAGTATTAGAATCAGTTCGTAACATAACATGGCATCCAGTTTCATTTGAATTTTCAAACATGTTTTCATATGGCGAAAATAATCATGTTGATTTCACAAAACTTCAAGATGTTGTAGGATTATTTGCACCAAATACATCTGGCAAATCATCATTGTTAGATGCAATGACGTATACTATTTTTGATAAATGTAGTAAAACCGGAAAAGCTAAAGAAGTACTTAATAATAAATCTACACAATTCTTTGGTCGTTTTGTTTTTGAAATGAACAACGTAACGTATACGATTGAAAGAACAGGTATACAACAAAAATCAGGACACGTAAAAGTTAATGTTGAATTTTATTCTGATAATCAAAATCTTAATGGTGAAGAACGTAGTGATACAAATAAAAACATTAGAAAATATCTAGGAACTTATGATGATTTTATTTTAACGGCATTTTCATTGCAAAACGATCAAAGTAACTTTATCAATAAATCACAAAGAGAACGCAAAGATTTATTATCACAATTTTTAGATATTACAGTTTTTGAGCAACTTTACCAACTTGCTGCAGAAGATATAAAAGAAACAGCTGGTAAATTAAAAGAGTACAAGAAAACCGACTTTGCTCAAATTATTTCTGATGCAGAAGATATTATTTCGCAAAATATTGATGCAATATCTAAATGCGAACAACAAGAACAAGATGCACAAACACAAAAAGACGAACTTCAAGATGATTTATTGCGTCAAGTTGAAAGTAAACAGCCAACAACATATACAGGTCCGTCAATAAAACAACTTAAACAGGAAGAAATTGTATTAACTGATAAGATAAAAAATCTGCAGCAAGAAATTGAAACGAAAGAACAAGAAGTTGAAGAAAAAAATGATACTCAACTTAAACTTCGTGTTGATATAAAGCAATTTGATCATGATGATATTGAACACCACGTTGGAAAATATAATTCATATGATTCAAAGATAGAAACACAAACGAGAATAACAAATAAACAAAGGACATATGTTGATGGATTGCAAGAAAAAATACAACATCTCGACACACATGAATATGATCCAGAATGCAAATATTGTACATCAAACGTATTTGTTAAAAACGCATTACAAGCCAAGGATTGTATTGATCAAGAACGTGAGTCATTGAAACGACATGAAGAATATTTAACACGTTTTAAAACAGAGCAACAGGAATTATTTAAATACACTATACAAAAAACTCAGTTAGAATCATTGATTTCAGAACGATCTGGAATACGAGATGATATTGAACGTGATGAACTTCGTTTAGAAATTTTAGAAAATGAATTACAGACAAAAGAATCTGAATTAGAAACTTGTTTAGAGCGACAAGAACAATATACGATTAATCAATCTGCAATTGAAACCAATCAAAAAATTGAAGAACGGATTGAATTAATTAAAGATGCATTAGAACATAATAAACATGCAATAGCAAAGATTACAACACGAATCAAAAATTTACATGGTGAGATTGAAGTTGCAAAAACAAAAAAGAAACATGCACTTGAAAGTTTAGATTCTTATAAAAAGTTAGAAACAGAATATAAGGCATATGAATACTATTTAGAAACAATAAAAAGAAATGGTGTACCATATGATATTATTGCAAAAGCTCTTCCAAAAATTGAAGCTGAAATCAACAATGTACTTAATCAAATAGTTGATTTCAATATGGTTCTGAATACAGATGGCAAGAATATAAACGGATATATTATTTATGATGAGGATAATTTTTGGCCATTAGAATTAACATCTGGTATGGAACGGTTTATTTCTAGTTTAGCAATTCGTGTTGCATTAATAAATGTATCAGCATTACCACGTCCTAATTTTATCGCAATCGATGAGGGCTGGGGAAGTTTAGACTCAGAACATATTGCTGCAGTAATCAACCTATTTGAATATTTTAGAAACAAATTTGACTTTTCAATTATTATTTCACACGTTGATTCTATGCGTGATATGGTTGATAAATTACTTGAAGTTAACAAACAAAACGGATTCAGCCAGATTCAGAACACGTAATATTTATAATAAAGTATTTCGTGTATGAAAAGAAAAGAAACTACATATAAAGGCTTAGACACATTCGATGTGTTTTTTACTGACACATCACTCACATCGCCTGATGTATTTCAAATTACAGAATTTCCATCACGATTAACTGCAGGAAAGAATTTAATTAAACTTAAAGGACATCCTACCAATTTACGTATTGGTTCTTATCTAAACATTGAAATTTTAGATTTTAACGGAGATCCTATATATTATGAAGTTGTAAATTATATAGATGAAGATAAATCTAGAATTATTGCAATATATGTATACGACGAAACATCTCCTGGTACTGCTACTATTACATTATTAGGCGAATTAAATGAAATCAACGGACAGCCGGTACCGCAAGAATGGGAAGGTAGATCTAACGTTGGATGGTCTAGAACAGTTGAAGTTAATCCTACAATATCTAATGATTCTGAAATCATATTTGAAACATTGCCTTCTGCATCATTAACAGAACAAGTAGGAGTACAATTGGATAGAACATATCCTAATAATCAGCAGTTTCCTACTTATACTACAGGCACAGTAAGATATTTTTCATATAATAATACACCAGCATTTGAAATCACAGGCGGGTTATTTACACAAGAAATGGAAGGCGGTACTATAACAGTTTCATCTCCTGTAAATCCTACCCCTACACCACAATATACGCCTGGTACTACGACATATGAAACAACCGTAAGAAAAGTATTATCTGATACATTGATGTTGT